CGAACATCGGACGCAGACGATTACGGTATCTGTATCGAATGCGTAACTTCACTGAGCGGAGCGGACATCACCAAGATGTTCGACCATGCAAAACTACAGGATGCAGTCTATGAATACGAATCAGAGTGAAGCGGAAGCACTCAAGCGAAGCATAAACAAGCTATACGACTGTATACTGGCGCTCGACACTGCCAAGCAGGACATCGACAATGCAGCGCAGGCTGTCATCACGGCAGACGAGGCGGTAGCGGGGGCGTTCGAGATCCTTTGCTCACTACGGGAAGCGGAACTTGACAAGGAGCCATACCGATGAAACTAAACTATGACAAGCTAATGGCAGACCAGCCGTGTGTATTCTGGTCGTGCTGTAACTATGATCTAGTGGAACACCCGCACGTTGGCGATGAGTACCCCGTGATTGCGGTGTGTCACGCGCTGAAGGCGGCTTGGAACACTACATACTACGACCCGCTTGGCGACGAAGGCGACATGGCGGACATCGAATGGCAGTATCGACAATTAAAAGGGGAACGAAATGACTAGCACCGACACGCGAACAGAGGCGCTATACGAAAAGCTCTCGCAGGCGCTCACGTATAAACATAATGCAATGATGCATCCGGACGTATCACAAGAGCAAGTAACGGAAGCTACTGATGACATCCTCGGTGTGTGCTTTCAATTATTCGGAGGATCAAATATCCTGAACTACTGCGGAGGAAGAGAGGCCGCTCAAAGGATACTAGTCGAGGACATACACGCACTGTCGCGGTTTAATGTAATGGTAATGGCAGCCGATAAAGAAGTGAATGATACACAGCTACTCTCTGCCATAACAGACCTAGAGTATGGGCAGGCGGTCTCTGGCGTGATTGCAAAAAACTTAATGAGCGGGGACACAAAATGATTGACATTTACTTAGCAGGCGGGGTCGCATTGACAGCTACCATAGTCGCATATCTGGTAGCATATCGCGAAGGGTTTGGCGAAGGGTACAGGCAGGGCGTTATGGACGGCGTGTATGCCTATCATGACTACGCATCAAAGGAGACAGACAATGACAAGGCGTAAACTAATAGGAAGTCAAGCGGATATCTTGGAACAATTCCCGATACATGCTGACCTTGAGATCGAATGGCACATGGTCGATGACGCACCAGAGCTTGACAAGGTGTGGCTTTTGCTAGTGAACTCTACTAACATGGGCGGCAAGGTAATTAATACCATTGACCGCATCAATCTTACGTACTATATTGATAAATCTACAAAGCTTGAAATCAGGGAACGAATATGGGAGGATCTAGTCTATGAGGCGTAAAGTTAAAGAGTACCGAGAGCAATACAAGATTGGCAATGCTCGGCGATTGATCGAACTAGCTATCGCAAACCTAACAGAGACTCAAGTACTGCTACGTGAATGCAAGGACATTGAAGTCTTGCCCCTACACCTACCGCTTGACGACATGATCGACACACTACAGACACGACTAATCGACTTGACAGTAGACGACTTAGCCATACCGAAGGACAAGGTTGGACACGCCTTCGATAGATTCAAGGCGAGGCAGTCACTGAAAGGATACCTAAAGATGCTAGACATCGAAGAGACATTCAAGAGGGATACACAATGAGCAAGCGACTAGAGTTCACATCGTTTGATGACGTACCGCAAGACAAGATTGCACTGGCAGCACGTATGGCAGTGGAAACAGCAGCTTATTTAGCATCGGGCGGGGTGATAGACTCCATCCCGTACAACTATTGCACTGAGATCTGCGCTAAGGTAGGCCAGTGGTCACCAATGGGAACGATGGACGGAGAGTTCGAAGACGAGTTGATTGATCTATCCGAGTAACTAACGTCTTACTATAGTCTTTTAATTATTCACAGAGTGCTTTACTATTTGTCTTACCCTCTGTATACCATTCTAATGGTGGTTGCAAAACCTGTCAAGTCTTTTCTTTGGAGAAAGTAATTATGGAACACGATGAAAGCCAAGCCGTCTCTAAAGGATCGTGCGAGAAGTGCGGGAGCAGCGACGCTAACACCCTTTACGACGACGGCCATAGCTTTTGCTACGGTTGCCGAGCATACACACACGGAGACAGTATGAACAGCGAAGTTAAACTAGTACCACGGGGTACGGAGGTAGAGCTAGAGAGCATGCGACAACGCTGGATGAATGCCAATCCTGTGGCTATCCCAGAACGAGGTCTCAAGAGTTCGACAATCGCTCACTATGGGGTGATGGTACTCGGGGACAAGCACTACTACCCTTATTTTAAAGACGGACAGAGCGTACCCTCTGGCTTCAAGGTACGCACCGTAGCTACTAAAGGCTTCTGTGTCTTAGGTGACGTGAAGGAAGCTGGTCTCTTTGGTGAACAGAAGTTCGGCAACAGCCGCCGTAAATCTGTAATCGTAGTCGAAGGTGAGCTGGATGCAATGGCTGCCTACCAAATGCTCGACGGCAAGTTCCCTGTCGTCTCCATACGTGGCGGCGCAGCAGCAGCGGGCAAGAACCTGAAGGAATCATACGCATTCCTTGACGCCTACACTGACATCATCATAGCGTTCGACGCTGACGAGGCAGGGCAGGCTGGTGTCGAGAAGGCAGCAGAAGTATTCGCCGGTAAGATGAAGGTCGTCAAGCTAGACCCACGTCTCGGCAAGGACGCAGCCGACTACCTGACCGCCGGTCGCGGTAAAGAATTCGTCGATGCTATCTGGTCGGCTGGCCAATACACACCGAAGGGCGTGCTATCTAGTGCTGACCTATGGGACATACTGAACCAAGACGAGCCTGATTCCCTGGGGGATTACCCTTGGACGCCACTGAACAAGATGACGTATGGCTTCCGACCCACCGAGCTGATCACCATCACGGCTGGCTCTGGTCTCGGCAAGTCTAGCATCTTACGTGAGATCGTCATGCACATCAAGGACACCACGCCGCATCGCATCGGCTGTCTCTTCATGGAAGAGTCGGTAAAGCGTACGGCTGAAGGCTTCATGTCTGTCGATGTGTCACAACCTATCCACCTGCCTACCTCCACTATTAAGAAGGGATCGGAAGAGTACGAACAGTCGTTTAAGCGTACGTTTGGCGACGACCAAGTGATGATCATGGACGCATCGTTCGACACAGGTGCTACAGTTGACGCAGTGGTCAGTCGTGTGCGGTACATGGCGAAGGCTCTCGACTGCAAGATTATTATCTTGGATCACATCAGCATCCTAGTGTCCGGTGGACAGTACGGTGACGAGCGGAAGGCACTCGATGAAATCATGACTAAGCTACGTACCCTCACACAGGACACAGGGATCGTGCTGTTCGCAGTTAGCCACCTAAAGAGACCCGATGGCAAGGGTCACGAAGACGGGGCAGTGACGAGCGTCTCACAGCTTCGTGGCAGTGCATCTATTGCACAGCTATCGGACTTTGTAATTGGACTAGAGCGTGACGGTCAGAACGATGACCCCACTAAACGTAACACAACAAACATACGCGTACTCAAAAATAGATTCAGTGGAATCACGGGGCCAGCCGGTCACTTGCTTTACAACAACAACACTGGTAGGTTGACAGAATACGAACCTATTGACGAAGCAGCGAAGGAAGACTTCTTATGATAGAAAAGCCACAGCTAGAGCTAGACTTTACGGGTACTGGTGAGCTAAACGTAGACCTGCTGCACGAGCTGTTCGAGTACGTGGACGGCACGTTGGTACGGAAGGCATCTACCGGCCCGCGAGCACTGGCAGGGACGGCAGCAGGTTGTCTTGATGCTAGATACGTGCGGGTAGAGATTAATCACAAGTCCTATCGTATCCATCGCTTGATATTCCTAATGCACCATGGCTATCTACCTAAGAATGTGGATCACATCGACAACAACTCGCTCAACAACCGTATCGAGAACTTACGGGGAGCCTCTAAGTCAGAGAACTGCTGGAATCAGGGCGTCAGCTTGACCAACACGTCCGGTTACAAGGGTGTTTCCTTCAGCAAGGCAGCGGGAAAATGGCGGGTACAGGTGTCGCAGCACGGTAAGAAACACTGGGGCGGTCACCATGACACAGCAGAAGAGGCCAACGAAGCAGCCATGGCGCTGAGAGAGAAACTACATGGGGAGTTTGCAAGACATGAGTAACATAGGGCGTTGGATCGTAACACAACAGGAGATACAAGATGACGACAGCGGTCGTGGACATAGAAACAAACCTAGCGCACGACACGATCTGGATGGCGGGGGTGTATCTGCCGGACTCTGGAACGAGTATACCTTGTTACAGCTCGACGGAATTGACCAGCGCGCTGAGCGGAGTGACGACGATAGTCGGCCACAACCTGCTCGGCTTCGACCTGCCGGTACTAGCTAATGTCTGGGGCTTTACTTGGGGCGAGCGTGTCGTCGATACTTTGCTGCTTGGTCGTCTCTATGATCCTAGCATCGAAGGCGGTCACTCTCTCAAGGCATGGGCTTTGCGAGGAGGTAAGGAACTCAAGGATGACTTCAAGCTATCCGACTTTGACCTTGGACTAACCGACGAGATGATCGACTATTGTCTTCAAGACTGCCGTGCGAACTGGGATGTGTACACGTACATCACTGGCCTGCTAGCGGGCGACAAGTTCAGCACTCAGTGTCAAGACCTTGAGCATGAGGTGGCACGGCTGACCAAGATACAGGTGACGAACGGCTTTATGTTTGACTTCCCGTTAGGCTGCCGTCTGTACACTGAACACAAGGAGCGCATGAATGACATCGAGCAACAGCTACAAGCGATCTTCCCGCCTATCGTCGAACAGCGGTGGTCGGACAAGACAGGCAAGCAACTTAAAGATAAAGTTACTGTGTTTAATCCCGGATCAAGGAAGCAGATTGCAGAACGACTTGCTACTAAGGGTGCAGTTTGGAAGAAGACTACAGAGACCGGCCAACCGAAGGTTGACGAGGGCACACTCAAACCCCTTCAATATATACCGGAGGCTAAGCTTGTACTTGAGTACCTCACCCTGAGCAAACGTATCGGCATGCTCCGCTCGTGGATAGATAACGTAGCGGATGACGGTCGCATACACGGCAGAGTTAATACGTGCGGTGCTGTTACCGGACGGATGACACACAGTTCACCTAACCTAGCACAGATTCCCAGCGAGTCTGACTATCGACAATGCTTCACAGTAGCGGATGGACACAGGCTTGTAGGCGTGGACGCATCGGGCTTAGAGCTACGCATGCTGGCGCACTACATGAACGACGCAGAGTACACCGACCTGATCTTGAACGGTGACATACACACGTACAATCAGGAGGCCGCAGGGTTGCCCACACGGGACGCTGCCAAGACGTTCATCTATGCCTATCTCTACGGCGCAGGTGACGAGAAGATTGGCTCCATCATAGGCAAGGGGTCAGGGGCAGGACGCAAGCTCAAGAATCAGTTCCTTGAGTCCCTCCCGTCCCTTGCCGATCTGCTTACTACGGTAGCTAAAGCGGCCACGGCTAAGCACCTATGCGGACTGGACGGTAGGCGTGTTAGGGTACGCAGCGAGCATGCTGCACTCAACAGCCTTCTCCAGTCCGCCGGAGCCATTGTAATGAAACAGGCACTGGTACTCGCCGCTGCACGACTCGACGCACTAGGCTTCCCATATAAGCTAGTGGCTCAGGTGCATGATGAGTTCCAGATAGAAGTACCCGACGCGTACGCCGAGCGTGTCGGTATTGTATTTCGTAATGCAATACGGAAAGCTGGGTTACATTTTAACATGCGCTGCCCTCTAGACGGTGACTATAAAGTAGGCGACAACTGGTCGCAAACCCATTGACACCAACACATAGAAGTAGTATCTTATTAATTCGGGTGGGACATAATGTCCGCCCACAACCAGCGAGAAGAAAACTATGAGCGTACAACCAGATGTAGTAAAGTTCCGTGGCACACTTCAGTACCCTAAGCTTGAGCAGAAGGATGTCTACAACGGACAGGAAACAAACTACTGTGCCACCATCGGCAATCTATCACAGGATGCCATCGATGCTATTGAAGAAACGTACGGCGCAGTTGGCCCTACTAACCACAAGCGCATCAAGTTCAAAGACAACCTAGACTTCGGACAGCACATGAAGGTGTCAAGCATGTTCCCCATTATCCCCAAAGATACTGACGGCAACAGCTTCGAAGGACGCACCGATCAGATTGGCTACGGTTCAGTCGTTGGTATTACTTTGAAGGGCGATCGCAAGGGCAACCCACGCATCGCTAGCATGGTAGTACTTGAACTCGTTGAGCCTGACGTTGGCTTAACTGATGTAAGCGAAGATGACTTCCTCTAAGCCTACGACATGGGGACTCGACGGTGACATCATCGCATACAGCGTTGGTTTCGCCGCCGAGAAAGACCCCGTAGGCTACGCCCTCACCTCTAC